CGTCAAGATCAGAACCAGCTGGACTTGTAAACGAAACTTTTACCAAATCGCCTGCTGCTGCAGATGCTGATAAGTTAGTATCGAATCGCACATCTGCTGCTGTTGCAGCTGCTACAACTACGTCTGCGGCTGCAGCATCTAGGTCATTTACAGAGTAACCCCACTTGCCAGCGCCATAGACGCCACCAGTTGGATCACCAGAGGCTGAAGTATTGCCGTAAAGGTCAGTGCCTTTAGCGTGCATTTTCCCGCCTTGTTGTGTTGAACCATATTTAAAGTCTAGATAAAATATCAGACCAGACGGTAGGTTCATAGGTTGTACAGAAACGAATTCCTGTGCAGATAGTTCAGCAAAAATTCTACGAACTAATGGAAGGGCAACGCCACTCCACTGTTCCTGATTTGCTGAAGTTCCCGCTTGAGAAGCCTCATCAATAAGTTGACGGGCTTGATTTTCTAAGAGGACTGCCATCCCGGCTACATCAGATTCTCTTTCGATACCTTCTAATAGTCCAGTTGGCTCCCACTTGTTAACCAGTTTGCGAGAGGAATCTAATAGCACATTCATTGGATTGTACCCACCCATTACGTCTTTTAGTTGTTTATTAAACGACATTTGTCATCTCCTAAATTATGTTAGCTAACTTTTTCATTCTTTTCTTGAAATCGTTAGCCTCGTTAATGATTGGTTTGTTAGATTTAGTTGACGCGACTTTCTTTGAAGCATTTCCCCTGCGAGTAGCTCCTTCATTCATCGTCTTTCGTTTCATCGACTCAGCAAATGTAGAATAAACAAGTTTAACTTCGCGTACGTTAGTAGCTCTGTCAAACTGTTCAATAACTTTCATCTTTTGAGTTTCAGAAATATTGCGACTTCTGAAAAGCTTGTTCGTATAGAGAAGCTTAGCATTAAGAAGATTTACTTCTTGAAGTTTATCCTTCAAATACATGACCGTCTGCTTATACTCTTCGAG